ACGGCTGGACAATCGTGGAGTCGTGGGGCAAACCGAAAATGGGATTGTTCAATCGGAAACGGAAGTGACCGCGTATCAAACACGCGTGGATGAAAAACACGGCAACTTCACCTTGGCGAAGGTTGATGTCGCAAATTCGATTTCGGCGTTGTGGGCGGCAGACACGTCGCACCGGTCAATGACGCTGGTGAATGCGGTTGATCACAAACGGGTTGGCAATTTTGAATTGTGGGATTTCCCGACCGATGCGGTCAACCCGACGCTAAATGCCAGACGCGCACGGGATCAAATCGCGTATTCGGAAACTCCCGTGTTGTCAGTCCCGTCACGCTTCGGGTCAAATGCGAATGTCACCGAAGACCAAGCGCAATCATTCGCCCACAATGCGGGCGCTCCCGCGGTCATGGTTGGCGCGTCGTATGACGGGATCAACCAGAAATTTGATGGCGATGGCGCACATCGAACGCTTCGCGTCGGGCGTGATTCGTCGGATTTCGTGGTCGCGGAACCGAACACGGTGGACAACGATGCGATGTTGCCCGTCGGTTTGGACGGTCACCGCTATCGGTGCTGCGGGAATGGCGTTGTCGCTCCCGTGGCGGAATGGATTGGCCGCCGCATTGTTGCGGTGGATGCCAAATATTGGGCAGAAGGAGGCGCAAATGGCTGATGGATGGACGGTCGCCGGAAATGTTCGGGTGGAACTTGAATCAGATGGCGACGGGATGTTGTTCACATATCAGGAAACGGCGGACGAAACCAACCGTTTCGGATTCATATGGACACCATCGTCAACGGGCATCGAGGTTGTGACCGTGACCGAAGAATCGGACGGGACGCGGACGGAATCGTCAATTGATTCCATCCAGATCCCGGACGAATCGGACAATCAATCTGGCCAGATCCTCGCGGCGTTGCCGTGGCTGGCGCGGAATTGGATAGAAGAAAACGGAGGAGGCGAACGATGAAACTTGATCGGCGAAACGATCCCGTGACGATCACGGATTTCCGGCGGACGCGTTCACACGATTCGGGTGAACGGGCAACGATGACGGTGTGGTTGATGTTCTTCGTGATCATCACCGCGTTGGTCGTCGGGGCGGTGGTCGAATGACCACGATTTCCAAGGCGATTGATCCGAAGCGGGTTGGCATTTCCAAATCGTTGGTCACATCAACGGCGTTGTGCAACCGAAAAGGTTGGTTCAATGAACACATCCGCACGGCGGACGGTTCGCGTCTGCCGTTGATCGCCCCGGAACGGGTCGCGTTCGGGTCGGCGTTGGACGAGGCGATTCTATTCATCGCGTGGCACATCCGCGAAGGTCTGCCGTGGCGTGAATCGGATGCCGTGGCCGAAGGATTGAAGGCCGCGTTGGGTCGCAAACACCAACCGAACATCAATTGGGATGTGTTCGAGGTGCAATTGCGAACGGCGGTGTCGTTGTTCCGGGTGGATGTCTTGAATGACAACATCCCAGACGGGCGACCGACGGTTGATTTCCGCGGTGCGCTGCTCCAAGGTCTGGACGGCGAATCGTTGCGCGTTGGTGATCTGATCGGGACACCCGATTTCATCATCAACGGCGACACCCGACCAAACGGGCGCACGCTGATTCTGGATTTGAAGGCGTCGTCGCGGGCGAAATCCGAACGGGATTTGCGGTCGGCAGAATTGGCGTTCTATGCGTGGCTGTGGTCGGTTCACACGGGTGGCGAATTGCCGGATGTCGGCTATTTGACCTTCACGCGAACGGCGAAACCGCGCTATCAATTGCTCGTCGGGTCGGCGGATGTTGGGCATTTGCTGCTCGCGGATGAATTCGTGAAGACCACACGGGCGGTCATTGCGGCCAGACGACAAGAAGATGTCGGATTCTCCACATCATTTTGCGCGTCATGTGAATGGCGAAAACCGAATCCAGAAGTGGGATTCGATGGATGTTCCATCGGGCTGCTTGTGGCGGCAGAAGAAACGGAGGTGGATTGATGGCGTGGATTGGAACGGGTGACTCCACATCGGAAGCGTGGCGACCGGGCGTGGTGAAATTGGTTGAAGATGTCCGCGCGGCGTTGTCGGATGACCTCCGGCGCGCACCGTGGAAGGGGGCAACCAATCCGTTTGCGGGTCATTGCTATGTCGCATCGGAAACGGTGTTCCATATCCTTGGCGGTCGTGCGGCGGGGATCACCCCGATCCATATGAAGCACGAGGCGCAACCACATTGGGCGTTGCGGTTTTCGGACGGTTCAATTGTTGACCCAACGGGGGATCAATTTGCGACCCGACCGAATTATTCGATGGCGCGCAATGCAACATTCTTGACGGTCGCACCGTCGCAACGGGCGGTCACATTGATCGCACGGGTCAAATCGGGTTGGGTTCGGCCGGAAATTCGGTCGGCCAGAAATGGAGGCGATTCAAATGGCGTTTGATTTGAAGGACTATGTGGATGTCGCGGAACGGCTCCGTGAATTCTATGAAAAGCACCCGTCGGGTCGGGTGACCACCGCCATCGTGGAGATGACGGACAAATTGGTGGTCGTTCGGGCGGAGGCATTCCGCGCCGCGGATGCCGCCGTCCCTGCGGGCGTGGGTCATTCCGGTCTGGCGATTCCGGGGGTGACCCCGTACACGCGCGGTTCGGAATTGGAGAATGCGGAAACCTCCGCCATCGGGCGGGCATTGGTTGCGGCGGGGCTGGCATCCAAGCGGGTGGCATCTGCCGATGAGGTGATGTCCAAGCGGGTGGACGGCGTGACACCCGTGACGGTCACGGTCGGTCAACACGCACCCGTGGAAACGGTCACGATCCCATCGGACGATGATCGAATCTTGCGGGCGGCGATGTCGCTGGCCAATGCGGAACCGACCACGGGTGGGTCGTGTCCGGCACATCAACGCCCGTGGAAACTCCGTGAAGGCGTGTCGTCCAAGACGGGGAAGGAATATTCATTCTGGTCGTGCGGTTCAAAAGACGACAATGCCCCGCGCGGATGGTGCGACAAGCAACCAACGGCGGAATGGAAGGCGGCAAATGAAGGGCGCAACGGGGGTGCGTTCTGATGTCGGAGGCGTGGATCAAGGTCGCCGTCAAAACGCTCCGTGATCCGAAGGTGGTGACCCTATCGTCCGACGCGGTGCGTTGGGCGTGGGTCGCCATCCTTTTGGCCGCGAAGGAACAAACCCCGCCCGGACATTTTGATTCGGAACCGCATTTGCGGGCGGTTGTGTCCCCAACGGTGGGGGAGCATCTGACCGAATTGGTGGAGAAGGGGCTTTTGAATGTTGACCCGGAAGGCGGGATTGCACCCGCCCGATGGCGTCGATACCAGATTGACCCGACCGCGGCAGACCGTCAAAAGCGGGTTCGCGAACGTGACGGGCGTGACATCGCCGTGACAAAAACCGTGACGGGGCGTGACATCGCCGTGACGCGTCACGCAAAAAATCGTGACGGTCACACCCTAGACATAGACAAGGACAAGGACATTGACAAGAAACTATCTATTCAAAACGGGAAGACGGAATCGGTGGGCGATGTGGTTCAACGGGCATTGAAGGCGGTGACCCCGTGACGGAATACGCGGCACGGGGACGGATGGTGCTTCTGGACGGGGCAACATTGGCGACGGCGAAGATCGTGGCCGATGGCAGAAACGCCCAGAATGTGACTTCCCCGGATCGCCCGTATTACGACCGGACATTGATGCAAGACGACGCGACGGCTTCAATGGCCGCTGCGTGCGCGGAAGCGGCGGTCGCTGGGATTCTGGGATTGGTCTGGCACGCCAAGGTGTGGGACGCGTCCGAGCATCATCTGCACCGTGGTGAACCCGATGTCGGTGACAACATCGAGGTGCGGCGCATCCGTGAACCGGACAACGGGCTTGTCGTCCGGGAATCGGACACGGGCGCGGGCAAAATCATCGTCATCGCCCACCCGCTCCCCGAATCGGGGTTTGCGGTGGTTGATGTCATCGGGTGGCTGGCCGCCGATGATGCGTGGCGCGTTGGGTCGGACTATCGTGTCCAGACACGGCGCGTCCCGCAACGGGACATTCGGCCAATTGATGAATTGATGGGGGTGATTTGATGCGACGGGTTGACAACGGCAACCGAACATTTGAACAACGGATGCAGCCGTATTACACGGAGGCGTTCCAGATTCTCCGCGGTCGCCAGAAGGCATATGGTCCGGCGAACATCATCGCCGCGGGCGTGTGGGGCGTGGTCGAACAAGCGAACAACAAGGTCGAACGCGCACGGGCGCAATTGTTCGGCGACATCCTCGCGGGGAAAATCGTGCTTGACGAAATGGACACCGAAACCGAAACCGTGTTCCGGGATTCGTTGATTGATTTGATGAACTACGCCGCCATCGCGTTGGCCGTCTGGGACGGCGAATGGACGGCGGACATGAAGATGGAGGGAACCAAATGACACGACGCGAAGAAGTGCTCCACGCGATCCGTGGATTCGTGAAGACAAACGGGTATTCGCCGACCATCCGGGATCTGGCGGCGATTCTGGGGGTTGGCCATTCAACCATTCAACGGGCGTTGGAAGATCTCGTGAGGGATGGCAAAATCCAACGGGCGAATGGCGTGTCCCGCGGGATGGTTGTGAAGGGGGAATGACGATGCCGATATATCAATTCCAATGCCCGCTTTGCGGCGCGGTCGAGGAACGGATGCAATCAATCAATTCGCCGTGGGCAACAACCCAAACGCCGCGGTGCGAAAAGTGTGGCCCTTGGATGGTGCGCGTCATCTCCGCACCGTCCATCGTTTACAAGGGCAAGGGATGGGCGAAGAAAGAGCGGGGGACGAAATGACGGAATCAACGGTGTTCGCGTCTGGGGTGTTGCAATTCGTTTTTGACACGGATGAAACGCGGGTTGAATTTGTCCGCACCAACTACGCGACGGGCGGTCTGGCGGTGCTTGCGCGCAACGCCGAAACCCATGAACCGATTGCCCGGATGTCGGCAAATTTCGAGGGTGAAACACTCCCGCCGGACGAATTCTATTTGCGGGATTGGAGCGAGAACACGGAAATCGCTCAATTGTTGATCTTGACGGGTGCGATTCAACCCGTCGCCAATGCGGAGCCGATGGAAATGAATCACGGGATAGCGTATCGTTGGCGCATCATCGGATGATGCAGAAGGGACGGGACGAATGAGCAAGGCGAAGCAGCAAGGCGGAACGAAACGCGCCCCCGTGTGGCACGCCGTCCCGTGCTTTCATTGTGGCCGACCGATTCCGTCGGGGGCGGATGGGTGGCGTGTTCGATGGATCAACTTCACGGATGGCGGTCGCCGCATGGCGATGACGTGGCAACACCGGAAATGCACGGGAGGCTGACGATGGGAAGATTCAAGGACATTGCGATCACCGAGGAAATGCAGATCAAATCAACACGCGGTCGCCGCGCTCGTAACCGAGGGAATGCGTTTGAACGCGAAGTCGCTGCCCGTCTGGGCGGTGGCGCAAAACGCGTGGGGATGTTTGGTTCCAAAACCGATGTGGAATCCCCGTGGTTGGCCGCGCAAACGAAAGTTGGCGGCTCGTATCCCGAACGCATTGACGGGTGGTTGCGATCAATCAACGCCAAAGGAGATCAATTGCGCGCCGTAATTCTGGGCGATTCGCCCGGACCGGGCGCACGCCGTCGGACGCTGATCGTGTTGGATTTTGAGGACTTCTGCGCGTGGTACGCCAATGGGACGGGCAATGCAGAAGCGGAATGATTCGATCTTGACGCGTCGGGATCTGGTGTTGGCATTGACCGAAGCGCGAACCGTCGCGGAGCGCGCGCTCGCGTCTGCCCCGGAATATGTCCGCGGGTATCAGGACGGCATCGCCGTTGCCATTGAGATTGTGCGAGCATTGGACAACATGGATCGGGCAATCTCGCACCAAAGGATTGAACGGCGTTGACGCGCTCGGCCGTCATCTGGTTGGTGGCGGTCATCATCGCATCGAGCGCGGTGGCAATGTCGCCAACTCCGGTGATCGCGCCAACGCCCCCGCCCGCGCCGCAACCAATCATCCAGACGGAACCGAACCCAATCATCCGCGGTCGTGCGACCCACTACGACGCGGAACGGCACGGTCAATCGGCGTGGTACACGAGGGAAGGGATCGTGCTATACGGTGCTGCTGGTCCGGCATTGCGGGAAATCATTCGGCACAAATGGGGCAACCGCTATCGCGTCATCGTGTCGTCCAAGGTCACGGGAATCGCGGTGGTCGTTTGGGTGGTTGATTTCTGCGAATGTCGCGGTGGTGACAAAAACCCAGACAACGACCGATTGATTGATCTGGCTCCCGCCGTGTGGGATGCGCTTGGCGTGCCGTTGTCCAGAGGCGTGACGGCGGTGACGATTGAAGTGCTGCCGACACGATGATTTCGTTTCGTGTATCGTTGCGCGTCTAGGAGGAACAATGGTTCAAGAATCAAAAGCCGACCGATTGGAACGGATGCGGGTCAATCTGCAATCGCCACAATCCAAGATCTTCACCCAAATGGTGCGAACCGCACGAGGTGATTCACGGGCATTGGCTGGTGTCGCATACGCCCACGAGCGGCTTGGTCTGCCCGCATCGTGGTTGCGCGAACGGATGGCTGGCCGCATTCGCGTCAAACCGTTGGACATTGAAATCCTCGATCGGGTCATTGACATCGCCAAATCAACCCCGAACGGTGTGGCGTTGAACATTGAGCGTGACCCCACCCAATCGGCGGAGGTCGGGGAATATCGTCGGGCGGTTGCGAAGATGTGCCGTGAATGCGCTCCCGCTCCGGCAAAAGGTCAAGACCAGCAATGCCCCGATGGACAATGCCCATTGCGCCCCGTGTCCCCGTTGGAATTGCACCCACGCGCACACCGAAACCCACCGATTGTCGGGAAGGACTGGGCGCGCTAGAATCCCCAACGCGTGTATGAACACAAGGGGGAATCAATGGCCAGACCCGACAAATGGAATGCGCTGGATGCGTGGATCGCCAACGCTCAACGCGTGTTGGGGTTGTCTGGGTGGGTTGTCACCGTGTTGCGGGATGCGGCGGATGTCACGGCGTGGGCAGACATTGAACCCCATAGCCAAGCCAACACCGCGGATCTGCGATTGGCGCATGACTTTTGGCGGCAACCCGCCGTCCGGCAACGGCTGGTGTTGACCCACGAATTGATCCATTTGGTCACATCACGCGTGGATCGGATGGTCGACACGCTTGAAGATCCGATGGGCAAATTGGCGTTTGCCGTGTTCGAACCGCAATATTCAGACGCGACCGAACGCATGACCGAACATCTGGCCACCGTGATCGCGCCGATGCTCCCGTTGCCATCGTTGCCAAAAGGGTGAACCCCAAACGCCCGTGCCTTGAATGCGGAGCACCCAGCCGTGGGTCACGATGTCCGGCGCACGAGATCCCAGACACCCGCAAGCGTCCGGGCTACGGGGCTGAATGGACGCGCATCTCCCGCGAAATGCGGCGGCGAAATCCCGTGTGTTCGATGTGCGCGCAAACCGGAATTCCATTGGCCGTTGACCACATCATTCCGCGGTCGCTCGGGGGGTCGGATGACCCGTGGAATCTGCGGGTGTTGTGCGGTGATTGCCACCGTCGCTACGGTCGCACACGACGATCACGATGACCCCCGCGTGGGGTATGGGGTCAGAATCTGGCACGGTTGGAACCGCTATATCCGACCCCCAATGCCGTGCGCGGTCGGTTGGGTTTTTCGGTTTTGGGCAGATTTCCGGTTTGGGGCGGTTCGGTCGAACCGTCGCCGCGCGGTGTGCTACCATCGGCCAATGACAAACGGAGGTTTTCCAGACGCGTTTCGGTCGCGCATTGTCGCGTCCGGCGAAGAATCACCCGATCAATTGCTGGCTAATCCAGCCAATTGGCGCGGGCATCCATCGGGTCAACGCGAGGCATTGGCGGCTGTGCTTGATGAAGTTGGCTTCGTCGCCCCCGTCATTGTCAATCGAACGACGGGTCGTTTGATCGACGGTCACCTCCGCGTTGAACTTGCATTGGCGCGCGATGAAACGATGATCCCCGTGTCGTATGTTGAACTCACCGAAGCCGAAGAACGATTGGTGTTGGCCACGTATGACCCGCTCGGCGATTTGGCATTTGCCGACCCCGCCCGTTTGGGTGAACTGCTCGCGGAGATCACGCCGTCGTCCGCGGAGGTGACGGAATTACTTGGCAATCTGGCACACGCGACCGGCGCAGAAGCACCGAAATTTGATGTCGGCACGGTGGGCGAACAATCACAACTTGATCAGAAAAACCCAATCAAATGTCCGGGGTGCGGATATGAATGGCGGCCATAGCGTTCGCGTTGACTGGTGTTCGCAAGAAGCGGCAAAATACGCGGTTGAAAAATGGCACTATTCCCGATCAATGCCACGGTTCAAGATCTCCCGATTCGGCGTTTGGGAAGACGGTGAATTCGTCGGGGCGGTGATCTACGGTGGCGGGGCAACGCCGAACCTGTTGAAGCCATACGGGTTGACCCAATTTGAAGGATGTGAATTGGTTCGCGTTTCAATGACCACGCACCGAACGCCCGTGTCCCGCGTCATCGCAATCACATTGAAGATGTTGCGAAAAGCATATCCGCGCCTCCGTCTGGTCGTTTCATTTGCAGATCCGGGCGAAGGTCACGCGGGCGGAATCTATAAAGCGGGCGGGTGGATCTATACCGGAACGATGAATGAAGCGCGCTACTACAAGATCCATGGCAAGGTCGTCCATCCCAAAACAATCAATTCGATGCGGTTGAAGCAATCGTTGGAATCGGTTCGCGCGAATCTTGACCCCAACGCCCAAACGATAATCAAGCAAGGCAAACACCGCTATTTGATGCCATTGGATGACGCGATGCGGAAGCAAGTTGCTTCGCTTGCTCAACCGTATCCCGTCAAGGTACAATCAACGCCAGACGCGCGCGAAGCATAGGGAACGATGCGCCCCGATTCCATCGGGGAAGAGGACGCTGTGATGCGATCCGCGCGCTCCAAATACGGGGGGCATATGACACGGCTGTTGCGGCAGAATCGCGAACTTCGGGAAATCGGTGCGTGGAATTGGACGATTCCGGCATTGGGCGCGAAATTGGACGACGGCCGAACCATCCACACTTGTCCACAAGCGGGTGCGTGCGCCGCGTTGTGCTACGCCCGAAACGGGACATTCCGGTTCAAGACGGTCAAAGCGGCACACGCTCGCAATCTGAAATTCGTGCTTGATGATCCAGACGGGTGGGAAGCGGCAATGAATGCGGAGATCACCCGATTCGTCAAGGCGGGATCATTCGTGCGGATCCACGATTCTGGCGATTTCTTCACGGATGAATATTTGATGGCGTGGATTCGGATTGCGGCAAACCATCCGTCGGTGACATTTTACGCGTACACGAAAGAAGTGTCCCGATTCAAACGGCTGGCCGTCAGTCACGCGCCCGACAATTTCCGATGGTTGTATTCGATGGGCGGCAAGGAAGACCATTTGATTGACACGATCAACGACCGGCACGCGGAGGTTTTCCCGGATGCCGAATCGTTGGAAGCGGCGGGATATTTCAACCAAGAAGCGTCCGACATTCTGGCGATCACCGCACCCACGAATCGGATCGGCATTGTCGCCAACAACATCCCGCATTTCAAGAAAAAGCAAGGCACATCAACATTCGGGGATCTGCAACGAGCGCGGGCGTAGCGTTAGACTTGGGCAATGGGAACCCGTGGACCTCAACCAAAGCCGACGCGTTTGAAGATCCTCGCTGGGGAAACGCGGCCATCCGTGATCAATTATGCGGAGCCGATCCCCGCGGGCGGGGCGTTGACCCCGCCGCCGGATTTGCGCCCAGAAGTGCGGGTCGTCTGGGATCGGGTGATCGACGCGCTCGGTCACACGGGCGTGTTGACATCGGCGGATCGGGATTTGATTCGGCTCTATTGCGAAGCGTTCACCCGATACACGGAAGCGGAAACGATGTTGGCCAAGACCGGACCTCTGGTTCGCGGACGGGAAGGGACATTCGTGAAGAATCCGTTGCACCAGATCGTCCGGGAAAACGGCGACGCGGTGAAGAAGTACGCGCGGGAATTGGGGTTGACCCCATCATCGCGCGTTGGATTGAAGGGGGAAATCGGTGACCAAGCAAACTCGGCAACGGCAAAACTCGACGCGCTCATCCGTGCCGCCCGTCGCGCCTGAAGGCGAAACGGTTGCGACATTCATTGAATCATTTTGCCGTCTGACCAAGGGGGACACGGCTGGTGAATTGATCAAATTGCGGCCGTGGCAACGCGAGATTCTCAACGACATATTCGCCCACCGCGAAGATGGTCGCCGCAAATATCGTCGCGGCTTGTTGTTGATGCCGCGCAAGCAAGGCAAAAGTCTGCTCGCTGCGGGCATCGCGTTGTTTTCGCTGTTCACGGAAATCGGAGCAGAAGTCGCCATCGTCGCGGGCGACCGCGCCCAAGCGCGCATCATCTTCCGGGAATGCGCTCGGATGGTGCAATTGGATCCCGTGTTGTCGCGCAAATTGCACGTGTTGCGGGATGTGATCGAATACGCGGAAACGGGTTCGGTGTTGCGCGTGCTGTCATCCGAAGCGTCGCGCGCGGAAGGCTACAACTTCTCAACCGTGTTGTTTGATGAAGTCCATGTGCAACCAGACGACCGATTGTGGGCGACCGTCAATCTAGGATCTGGGACGCGCAAAAACCCGCTCGTGCTCGGCATTTCAACGGCGGGTTCCAAGAGCGATTCACGCGGCCAAGATTCGTTGTGCTACAAGTTGTGGCAATACGGTCGGCGTATTGAATCCGGCGAAATCCAAGACGAGCAATTCTATTTCCGTTGGTTCACCGCCCCCGAAAATCTGGAATGGGATTCGGTGGAAGCGGCGAAAGCGGCAAATCCGGCGTGGGGTGATTTCCTTGACCCCGAAGATTTCACATCGGCCGCGCGGTCGCTGCCGCGTGACGAGTTTGAAACCAAGCGTTTGAATAGGTGGATCGCGCGTTCAACATCGTGGTTGCCAACGGGATCGTTTGAACGGTTGCAGACCGACCGACGATTGATTCCGGGCGAGCCAATCGTTGCAGCGTTTGACGGCTCATTCGATGGTGACTGCACCGTGCTTGTTGGGGCGACGATGGACGGTCACATTGAGCCGCTGTTGTTGTTTGAGCGACCGCTAGACGACCCGCATTGGCGCGTTGACATTGGCGAAGTGGAAGCGGCGATCCTTGAAATCGCCACCAAATTCCAAATCGTTGAATTGGCGGCCGACCCGTTCCGTTGGTCACGGTCGTTGGAAGCGTTGGAAAACGCCGGATTGAATGTGGTTCATTTCCCGCAAAGTCCTTCAAGGATGGTGGCTGCCTGTCAACGCTACTTCGAGGCGGTGACCCAAGAAGAAATTCATTGGGGCGGCGAATCACATTTGACCGCGGCGATGGTCCGGCATTTCCAGAATGCCGCCGTGAAGACGGATCGGTTCGGCCCTCGCATCGTCAAAGAACATCGCGGGTCTGCCCGCAAGATTGACCTCGCCGTTGCTGCTACGATGGCACTTGACCGGGCGCGCTATTATGCGACGGAGGCGGCAAAACCCGCCAGAAGCGTGGAGTTTCATAGCCTATGATTTCAACCATCGCGGAAATTGCCGGTGTCGGTCTGCTAATCTTGGCCGCGTATTTGGTGCATCCATCAATCATCATCGGTCTGGTTGGGATCGGTCTGATTGCATTCGGCTATTCGAGGGGTGACAAGTGAGCATCATTCGCCGCGTTTTGGGGACGAATCCAGAGCCACGAAATTTGAATGGCCTGGGATTGATCCCACAAGCGTTCGATCGCGTTCCGGGAATCTCCGCCAAGCGCGTGGACGAAAACACGGTGTTCGGGCTGTCAACGGCTTGGGCTTGCGTCACGCTGCTTTCCGACCTAATCTCAACGCTCCCGATTGATTCATATATCCGTGACAACGGTCAACGCCGTCCATATCGTCCGGGCGGCATCAAGCCGTTGTGGATGACCAACCCAATCCCCGGACAAAATGTTGGCATCAATGAAATTTTGTCGCAAATCACCGTGAGCCTTTACGTCAACGGAAACGCTTTCGTGTTTGCACCGCGTGACCCAGACACCAACGAGCCGCTGGAAGTGCGGGTGCTTGATCCACGCACGATCACCATTCACCAGCGCGGCCGTGAGGTTTTCTACACGATTCGCAACGGCGCGGAAAACATTGATTTCGGTTCCGACACGATCTTGCACATTCCGTTGATCACGCTGCCCGGACAACTCCGCGGGATCAATCCGATCGAGGCTCTCCGCAATACGCTTGCGCTCGGAATGACGCTTGATGATTCTGCCGCTAATTTTTTTGCGACCGGCTCCACGCCTACGGGCATCATTGAAACGCCAGACACGCTGACCGCGGATCAAGCAAAGTCATTGAAGGACGGATGGTTGCGCCATCACACGGGCGTGAACGCCCACACTCCGGGCGTATTGAGCGGCGGCGCGACATTCAAGGCATTGTCGTTCCGTCCAGAAGACGCGCAATTGCTCGCGTCACGGGAGTTCACCGTGAACGAAGTTGCTCGCATCTTCCGTGTCCCGCCCGCGTTGTTGGCCGTCACCACTCCGGGCGCGATGTCATATTCATCCGTCGTTGAATTGAATGCCGCTTTCGTGTCATACACGCTACGCCCGCTAGCCGAAAAGATCGAACGCGCGTTGTCGATTTTGATTCCGCGACCGGAAGCGTTCACCCGATTGTCCATGGACGCGCTGCTCCGCGGTTCAACCCGCGAACGGTTTGAAGCCTATCGGATCGGGCTATCCGAAGGGTGGATCAATGTGGCAGAAATCAGGCGGCTAGAAGACCTCGCGCCCGTTGATGATTCTGCGGCCAACGCATATCGGCAACCATTGAATCAAGCGGATGCCGCGCTCGCCGGAGCGCGTCAAAAAGCCGAAGTCGTTGGCGTGTTGGTTCGCGCCGGATATGACCCAGATGACGCTGCTCGCCTTGTCGGGCTGACGAAGTTGAAGCACCTTGGCGCGCCACCTGTGACGCTGCAAGCGGAACCAACACCGCCCGCGGATCCATTGCCGTGACATTCACCGCGCGAGAAATTTCCATCGGCACGGCGGCCACGCCAATCGGAACGGCGACCGCAAAAAACACCCACGAATTGACGCTCGGCAACGACTACAACAAAACCATTTATGTCGGGGGTTCGGATGTCACGGTTGGCAACGGGTACGCCGTTCCGAAAAATGAACACATCACATTGAAGATCGCCAACGGCGATGTGTTGTTTGGCATTTCTGACACCGCCGATTCCAACCTCCACGTGTTTGATTTTCAGGTTGATCCATAATGCCAATCAATCCAGACGGCTACGAGCCGACCGCGGCAATGCGGGAAGAAGCGGAACGCGGCTTGGAATGGCGGCGCGAATACGGTCGCGGCGGCACGGAGGTTGGGGTTGCGCGTGCGCGCGACATTTCCAATGGCAAGCGTCTGCCCTATGAAACGGTCGTTCGGATGAATTCATATTTCGCACGCCACACGGTTGACAAGCAAGCCGAAGGTTTCCGTCCGGGCGAAGACGGCTTCCCGTCCGCGGGTCGGGTCGCGTGGGCGTTATGGGGTGGCGACGCTGGCGAACGCTGGGCTGCGGCTATCATTGACGCGGCCGATGAAAACGGCGATCGAATGAGAAGCAAAGGGGATGACATGGCAATCGAATTCCGAACCGCTGCGGTCGAACTCCGCGCTGTTGATGAAACGGGAATGACATTTGAAGGATATGCCGCGCTGTACGATTCGCCGTCTGACACGGGGGTCGCGCCAGAAATCATCAAGCCCGGAGCATTCCGCCGATCATTGGCCGCCGCCGAA